CGGATCTCAACTTCCCGACGATGAGCAGCCGCTTTGCCACGGATGATCTCATGCACACGGATCTCGATCTCGCTCTTGTCGCTCAACTCACGCAGAGCCACGCACAGAGCCCAGTCTTTGTTCTCAGTCTTAGCACGATAGAAGTGCTTGTTAGCACGTACACGAACCGACTTGAGTACAGTTGACTCAGTCTTGGCAGTGACACCAATGTAGTTCATGCCATTTACTACTAGTTCATAGATGATGTGATTGCGATCTACACGTTTCTTGCGAGTGTTAAGTTCTTTGTTCATGCCATAATTATAACGTGGTTTTACCACTTTGTCAACCAAAATCTAGAATTTTTTTATGTTGTCTTTTCACCACATATCCGGCACTCTAAACCAGGTTAACATAATGCTAAAAGAAAACCCTATAGCCTACTCAACTATAAGGTCTCTTAGTCAGCATACTTAGCAAGTCTCTAGCACACTGCCCGTTCAGCTTGTTCCAGTATACACTTGATATACGAGCCTTTACCACCGGAAGTCGTGGTCACTGATTCGACTCAAATAGCGTACAATCTATGACTGTACTCAATATAACCATATAAACTGCTTGGCTTCCGGTCCGTTGAGTTTATATCTTATATCTATCTCCAAGTCTACGGTTTCGATATACATTAGACATTGTGGAATTCACTGTCTACAACAGTTAAGTCTAGTGTATAGTATAACATACTTATAAGGTTTGGACAACACAGTGTAGATCTCGTGTAGTCTATACACAACATTGACAATATATAGTGTATAAACTGATGCTAGAATGGAGACCAAACAGGCAGAAAATCGTGGATTTACGGTGGAGAAATGGTCAAAAATCCCAGAAATCCCACCGTTTTGGCTCAATTTTCACAGTAAATCTACAGTAGATCTATAGTGATTTTAGATTTCTGCATGGTGGGGATGAGAGGCTATCGTAAGATACTCTCACTGTGTTCTCGCCATTCTCCCACCGTGCCCTAGGGTTCTCTACACTGTGTGTATATAGTGTATAAGGGCAGACCGTTGCAGCGGGGTATTTGGTGTCAGTGATACAGCGGGGTATTACTATCAACGCTGTATAACTATTCTCTTATAGTGCTCTAGCGGGGTATTACTGTGTATATAGTGTATAGTGTATAACTATTCTCTTATAGTGCTCTAGCGGGGTATTACTGTGTATATAGTGTATAGTGTATATCTAGTGTATATCTAGTGTGAAAAATCTCTGCGCTGGTGCTTCGCACTAGTAGATCAGTGTCTAGTGTGTGTTCGGGTATATAGTATCTAGTTTTTACTCAAAAACACTATATTCCAAGCGGTGGTAAATATTGTTTATCTAGTATACATATAATAACATGGCATTACCATCATATCCAGGACCCATTAAACTAAGTCAACTACAAACTGAGTTTGGAGGTAGTAATCCCATAAGATTAGGTGGAGAGTATCATGCAGGGCAAGGGTTAGTAGCATCTGGGCTCAGTGGATACCCTATTGTTGATGGTGTTAGTACAAAAACATTAATACCCAGTGGCACCACAAGCAGGATCAGTTTAGGTAATTTCTTTGGAGGAGACGTCACAGAGTTTTACTTTGTAGCAGATTATATAGTATTAACCTATTACTTTGATACTGGATTAGATCTTGACACACGTACAAAACTAAGTAGCCCCGATCCTGGGGGTGGTTATGTAGGGTGGGGGTGGTATGGACAGCAAGGACAGCGTATAATATCCGATCCATCCTACGCTCAAGCAAGTCAAGATTTGCCCAATGGTCAAGAAGCATTAACATGGGCAGGAGATAACAGAGGTACAGGCCTTGAATCAGCGTTAGTTAACGTATCAAACATTCGTGGATATTATGGTAATACCACTATTACTATTGAGTTAAGAGGTCTTTGGTTTAACACAGTTGGGACCACACCGGTAAAAATACAAGCTGACTTGTACAAAGGTGGAACCATGCGATACCTAGGTGGTCAGTACACCTGGGACAACCCCACCGCCACCTCTAGTAAATTAGACATTGCTTCTGGACAAATTAACGCCACAGATATAATGGGACCAACTGGACCTTCTGGTTTCAGTAATCCTGGTACTGCAATAGCTAGTCTAACCTACAATACTGCATCGGGTCAAGGAACCATTGACATGACAGGCACGGGATTCTAATATGGCAACACTGACAGCAGCATTAACGGGACTCACATATTCCAATAGTGGATATACACAAACCACAACAGCCTGGATATACAGGAATCAGGTCCAGACCAATGTCACGGCTAGTAGGGCGTTCGGCACTCTCTACACCAATAGTTTAGCCTACCCTATAGAAGTAAGGGTTATTGTTAATCAAACTGCAATTGCAGCGTCGGCTAGTCTAGTACAGTGTATTGTTAATTCCACCCAGTACGTGGTGCAGTCAGAATTTTATGGATCATCGGGATTGGCCAATGAAACCGTAACATTTCATGTTCCGCCCAGTTCCACATATAAAGTAAGTGTATTTGGTACACAGGGTAATCCTACACTAATAGTTTGGTGGGAGTTAAGATAGTATGGCAGCAACTACATTCGGCAATGGTATAGTAACTTTCCCAGATGGCACAGTTCAAAGCACAGCAGGGGTAGAGTTTGGCAATTTTCTTCAATGTATACCTGAATCAACCTACATACTCAATAGCACCGTATATACTAATAGTACAGGAAAATCGCAGTATTGGTTTATCCGTGTTACCAACACCTCCAATGGAGTTGGATGGTTAACCGTCATATTCAGAGTAAATGGTAATACCGTAGCCCAGAACATTATTTACTACAATGTCCCTGGTTTTTTCACTTGGGTAGGTGGGTTGGTCAAAGCTGGAGACACCTATGAAGTTCAGGCTAATCAGTTCGGCGGCGGCACGCCCACTGTCACCTGGTTGAAATATGTTTCGGAAAATTAATTTAATATGGCACAAGTAACACTAGGCGCAAGCACATTAAAGTACGGTGATAATACCTTACAAACATATCCACCATGGAAAAGGAGTATGGCCTGGACTGATTTATCGGGCAGTAGGGTTCTAGGTACATATTATACTGTACCAGCCACCACCCCTGTTCGATGGGTATCAGTAGTAGCTGTAACCTCCAATCCCGGCCCAAACAATTTGACCATAGCCGCCTATATAGGCACAGGTGTTCTAACTCAGTATAGAATTTCCTATAGTGCCAACAATGGTTATGGTAATGGTGTATATTTTTCAGTACCCCCGGGTCTGCCCTATACTGTGACTGCTTCGGAACTTGCTGGATATACGCCCAGTATTTACTGGTATGAAATGGAATAAATTGTGGCAATCACTCTAGCAACCACAGGAATTGTATGGCCCAGCGGTATAACACAGCAAGGGGCCTGGGATTATCTTGGCCGTAGTTGGAGTTTAGTCACAGGAAGTAGGGCACAAAGAATAGTTTATCAAAATACTCGAACTTATCCTATAGAAGTAAACGTAGTACTTGCACCAGAAACCTCCATTGAAGTAAATTTTGTTGATTTTCTAGTAGGATCAACTTCACCACCAACAAACATAGTACTTAAATCATATTTTCTTGCCTTGGGATCTCTTAGTTCATATGAAAATATTAAATGTATAGTACCCGCAGGTTATTATTATAAAGTGAATAATCCAGCTGCAAACGGCGCCGGCCCCACCGGATACCCTACAATAATATCTTGGTGGGAGTTAGTATAATATGGCAATAACATTAGGCAACGGAATTATTACATTTCCAAATGGTTACATACAAACCACTGCATTGCCCTTTCGAGGTTTTACTAGTGCCATAACCTCCAACCCTGCCAGTGGTAACTCTCCAAACACTACCTATACTTGGTCGCAGGCTACTTCATACATATTTGTATTAGTAGACTCTTACTGGGGTATTGGCGAAACGCTTCTTGCCACGTTAATGGTAGGTCCGACGTCAGGTACTATGGTTACTATAAATCAACAGTTCATTTATTCCAGTGCAAATAATACAACAAAATTACCACTTTTTGGTTTAATAAAAAATGGTTATTCATACCGTATAAACGTCAGTACTTCGGGCATTGCACTAGTTAGTTTTTTTTACAAGCCATTGTAAATACGCTTAAGGAGTAAAGTAAAAAAATGTCAACTGTTCAAATTAGGACTACAGATATAGTATTTGGAGACGCTACAATTCAATCTTATGCTCCCTGGTCGGGTGTACAAGACTGGCATGATATGACATCGAGCAGATCGTTAAATGTTAGGTATACTGTGCCTGCTTCAACTGCTACTATATGGGTTGCATTTACTGCTCAATCCGGCACCTGGGCCACAGGCGATCGGGATCTTAGTATTACCTTTAATCATAATTTTCTAGATCTTAAAAGAGGAGTTCGCGTCAACAGCCCTGGATATAACACTAATATGATTGTACCAGTATATTCAGGTGATTCTTACTTAATAACCGCCCTCGATGGTGGCGCTACTCCTACCACTTGGTTTTGGTGGGAATTGTGGTAGACATAAATATACACATTATGAAACACTTTTTAGACCCCACCAACCAAGAAATCTATGCTTACGAAGCAGATGGAAGCCAAGACTCGTACATTCGCGAAGGGCTCGTACCTATAACAGATGAACAAGTTACAGAAGTCCAAGAGCAAAAACGACAAGCACATCTAGCCACCATAACCTATGATCAATGGCGTAGAAGTTCATATCCTCCAATGGAAGACTATTTAGATGCTATAGTCAAAGGTGATCAAGCATTAATACAAAAGTATATCGATGCTTGTCTAGCTGTTAAAGCCCGATATCCCAAGCCTTAAGGTACAGCAATACTTCTAGCTGCTGGGCTAAGATTTGGGTTAGTCAACCATGTCCAATGATTGCCCAATACAGGAGTTAATCCCAAGTGGCTACGTGGAATAAAGTATTTGTCATCGCATAAGCCAATTTGATCCACTAGATTAGCAAATACAGAATCAACCAACACCACACTTTGGGCACGTTCTAATATCAATAGCCAATCAAAGATATTATCAGTGTGTTCAGGAGTAATCTCGATAGTTTGCCAACCTTCGGGTACCATACTAGAGTCCCAGCCTGCACGATGGTCTGATCCATCTAGATGCACAACAACATAGTTAGGGTTAGTAATCAAGCGATCGTACAATGCTTTCTCTCTAACAGCATCTCTGGTCAAGCAGTAGGACAAGTTCCATTTTTCAAAGAATGGAACACCGGCACGTATATATTTGTATTGATCAAATTTAGTATGTTGGAAGCATACTTCATTGTGGAAGTCCTGTCCTGTTAAGGCTTGATATAGTGGAATGATCTCATCGCATTTAAAGTTCTTCAAACGTTTCAATGGTTCGTCGTAGAAGAATGCACCGTGATCTTGTACAATAGGAATCCATTTAATCCAAGGAAATGCTTTAGACATTTGGTCAACCCAAACATCTAGTATAGGCCAGTATACTTCCCAGCCTTGATTGTTGTAGTAGTTTGCAATTGGCACAGAGATAATAATATCTCCGAGGCCACGTGTTTGTATCAGTCCAAGTTTTTTTGCCATTTAAAAGTATTCTCCATTAGGGTGATCGTAAAAGTAGCATTCATTGCGTTCAAGTGGCATATCGTCTCTAGCTTCACAGGCAAAGTTAACTCCAAGTCCAATAGCCACGGATAGTGCTACACTTTGGTTGCCAATGAATTGTTCGCAACCTGCTATAATTTCTGCTAGTTCAAGTAATGTGTCAGTGGGTCTAAAAGGAATATCCCAGCCTGTAGCACGTTCAAATGCCGTATGTTCTTCGGGTAGGCCTACAAATATGCTTTGTTCTTCAATACCAGTATTTTTCCATTGTTGCCAAAGTGGGCTCAATGTTCTAGGTTGCCAACGTGCTGTACGATTAATCACTATGATTCTATTACCCAAATCAGTGGGTTTAGGTACACTAAGCCAAGGAGTATTTCTCAATGTTGATTGAGTTGTTGGATCAGTGATACCAAATGTGCCAGCATAGATATCCACGTAGTTGCCCGGGTGGCCCACAAATGCAGGTCTAAAACGATCTAGATTATGTGTAATAATGTCTTTATTTGGATCCAGATCTGCGTATTTGGTGATGTAATTTTGGGCTTCAAAAAACGATCGTATAAATTTTGAATCGTTTTTAGTCATACGTCCTTGATGGAATGCAGTAGGTTTGCTGCCATAGAAGTGCTGACCAATCCAATCAATTTGATTAAGGTGGAGATAGAATTCACCACCACCAAGGTGTTTCATTATGGGTAAAGCGTAGATGATATCGCCTAAAGTTCCACTGTGTTTAAATGTATTCATAGATATATATTATATAGGTATTTAATGGTATGGTCTATGCTTTAGAAAAAATTTAGGCTAAATACAGAGATATTAAACTCACACCTATGCCCATATCCGGACTTTCCTCAGTAAACAACAATGACTACAATGATATACAAGTCATTCTAGATGACATATTAGGTCTTGGCGAAAATGGGTATGGAATGCCGCAACTACGTTCTAGTCCACTAAGTACAGGAGCAAGAGCCACAGCCAATCAGTGGAATGCATTAATTGGTGATCTCAATACAGTACGTTATCATATAACCAACGCAGGAACAAGTACAGCATATTTCATAACTGGAACAACTGTAGTAAATTCTGCCACCATTAATAACCTATATGCAGATGCATATCTATTGCAAAACAGTGCTCAAAGATACACTTGCCATCCAAGTCAATTTTACACCACTAGCAGCAATAGAACAATTTTTAGCAAAAACAGTTTATCATTAAGAACCAAGTACTGGGGAACTGACACAAATAGCATTTCGCATCAAGTAGTAGCTACATTTCCAAATCCATTAACTGCAAGATATTACTTTAACCTAGGATCGTATTTAAATTTTGTTCCTTATGTTCAAGGAGCGGCTGTAAATGATTTAGATGGTGAGTGGTTAAATTTTGTTAATTATCTTAGAGCATCGGGCAATGAATATAGATATACGCATGGAGAGTTTGTTAATTATCTAAGCACCACTACTACAATCAATAGCGGAACATTACAGGTAAAAATATTGGCGGAAAAAGCCATTGATGAAACTTCTGTAAAATTTACAATAACTTATAAAAACAATGCCTCGTCAACAGTACAGTTAGTACCATCGGCATCAATTTATAACATAACTGTCTAATCATGTCTAACATACTACATCGCATAATCAACACCAGCACCACACAAGTTGCTACTATAACCAATATTACATTCAGTGATCAAACGGGTATTCAACATCATGCTAATCTCAGTGCAATTGGTTTGTCCAGTGATTTTACTGGGAAATATGCAGCAGTATCTTATAGTAAAAACTTTGTATCGGGTAGTCCAATAAGCAGAAACTATTTGTCTGATACTGCTGACATAGTTAAAACAATAGTAGGTTATGATACCACCACGCTAGTAGTTAATAACACCACTAATCTTGTTGCCGGTTGGCAAGGTAGTGGAGTTTATGCTGGACGTTATATAGTAAGCATAACATCTGCTACTTGGTTATTAATGAGTAATACTCCAACGGCGCCGCCTACACCAGGTGCCAGTATTACATTTTCTACATCCACACATGAAATAACGTTATCAGGTACAAGTCCTACCACAGGTATTAATCCTGGTTGGTATATCAACAGTAATGGTTATAGTTCGTCGGGAACTGTTCTTAGTGTAAAGAGTAGCAATACACTTGTAGTAGATTTCTTACCCACCAATCCTGCTGTGGGTAATCCATTAGTATTCTCAACATCTACCAAAATCAATTATGTAGAATTAGACAGTGTTAGTTCGTTGGTTAATGGATTGTATGCTTGGGGTAATGGATTCACTGGACAACAGATAACCAACATTTTGGGCAATATTGTTACAATGAGTGGGTCACCTAGTACATATCCAGTAGTAGGACAAACCGTAGGGTTTGGCACTGGAAATATATATACAATACCTGTGAACAGTGAAGTGGGATTTAATTTAGACTTTACCACATCAACATCAGCCACAGGCACATATACTTGTGCAATATCAGTGGATATATGGCAAGGGTTAAGCAACACAACTTATTATTACAATGATTATGTAGTGTTATCAAGAGCCAATGCAAAATTACCAAATCCTACTCCGGGTAATATAAATCCTTCAGGGTATTATAGTTCATACATAGATTATCCTGGATATAGCCCTGGATATAGTATACCTTTTGTTGGTTTTGAAGTTCCAAGGACTGGGCGGGTTGAAATCAATGGGTTAATTGTTGATGGTTTAAACACTGGAGTTGGTGGTATTGCCTCAGATGCTGCAATGGCTGCAGGATTGTTAATGTTCAATAATATAGACACTTTTGGAGATGTAGCATCAGTAAACAATACAGCATTGACAATTAGTCAACTTGCCACGCAATACAGTGATTATCGTAGTCTTAGTGCTCAACAATCAGTGGCTCAATTGACATCTGTTGGATCTATAAACAACAATACTGATCCAGCACAAGCTGCTCAACAAGTAGCTGCATTACAACAGCTATCACAACATGCAAGTCTCTTAGTAGCATTAAGTGATACATCGTGGACTGGTATTCAACAAATACTAGCAGACAATGCAGCCAATGGTAAAACTCCAGCCAATACGTATGCATTGGCGGCATTGGCAGGAATTCAAACGGTTGTACAGACTGTCAGTGATGGTATAAATTGGTTGAGTAATAATTTAAGTTTAAGTAGTATATCAAATCTCAGTTTAAATAGTATAGCAAGTGGTATTAATAGTTTTGTTAACAGCAATCAATATGTTTCAATGGCAGTAAGTTCTGTTCAAAAATTTGTAAGTGACATAGGTCAGTCATTGCAAAGTCTTGTTCCTGGAGTTAATCTCGGATTCAGTTCACAGCCATCACAGGGTGCATATATTCCGTTAACTCCAACTTTTGGTGATACCATCGTTAGGAATGGAATAGCAATTGCATCAACAATACTTTCACCAACTACCGCAGTTCTATCAACATTGGCCACATTAGCTGGTTTTAATGTAGGCATTACTGGACAGGTAAATGCAGGATTTGTTACATTGGCGTTCAACTCCATGAGTAATCTAATAGGTGATATTTCAAAATCATTTAGTGATTTTGGAAAATACATATCTGAATCAGTTAGTACAATATTTGGATCCAATCAATATGCATCAGATAGTGCATTCATGGCTGCTGCAACATTAGGTTCCAATGGATTTGTAGCAGGAGAAACATTTTCTCTTACCAAAGTTTGGGAAAAAATAAGTAATTTTGGAACAGATGTAGCCGCCAGTGTTAACACCTATTCACGAGAGTTAGTTACAACAGTTAATCAGTATCCACCTGACAGTGCAATCAATGCTGCTGCTCTATTAGGATCAAACAACCCATTGTCTACCACAGGGTTTACACCTAACCAAACAGTTGATCCTCAACTAGCAGCCACATTTAACTCCGCTGTAAACACTCCTTTAAATTATGAAGGAACATTGTATAATACCACCCCTATTACTTCTAATATTACAACTTCACCTTACGAAGACAGTCAATCAACATCAGTAACTGTTAACTATAATAGTTTTTCACCAACTACTGTAGACTACGGTGCATTTGGTGAGCCAATTATTAGTGGCGGGGATGGTAGCGTTAATGTTAATGCATACATGCCAGGTACTTCTAAATTAGCAGGGCAAATGATCCTTGGCGATTCATTGGTATTGCTATCCAAAGATAGGCAAGGTACTACAACAGGCATGGTAATATCAAATACTATCAGTGAGCAGAAATTATTAACCATGGTCAGCGAATCAGGAATTAGATTAACGTGTTCAGATAACACTCCACTAACACTAGAAGATGGTAGTTCTATCAATAGTACAGAGGTATTGGGTAAGAAATTACCAGTAGAAGATCAAAATGGATTCCGTTGGGAACTCATAGTTGAAGTACTAGATGCAGGACAAGGAAAGGTAGCAACTATATATTGTGAAGATCAATGTTATGCTGCCGGTGATGAAAACGGTCGCTGGATATGGACACATAATGCCAGCAATATAAAATATGGTGATTTTGCCGCCAACTTCCAAGGTTCGGATATTTTATCGCTTAACTTAGGAAATAACTAATATGGCAACCTCATTTGATGTTAATATAAAATTAGGTAGCTCCATGGGCTTTAACATGGCGGGTGCTCTTACAGGTGGATATGCTCCACAGATGCAGACAATTAGAACATTGGATGGAGATACCTCTACACAAAATTTATCATATGATGAGTATCAAGGACCTGTACTGCAAGTTGATCCAATTGATGATTTTATATTATCAGCAACCAATACCAGTTCTAGACATGCTGTAGTCATGCATAATATTGGCAATGCAGTGTTAACTGTTACAGATTTGTTGTTTACTTTCTCAAGCGATATCAAACCTATATTGTATTTTAATAATACAGATACATTGATTAACAACTCTGTTATTACTATATCTCCAAAAAATAGTTCTACATTCTCTCTAGCATATACAGGTAATGTGGCAGGATTTTATGACAATGCATTGGTTATAAAATCAAACAATAGCACTGGACCTTATTACAAAATACCCACACATCAAATAGTACAGATTACATCAAGTGCTACTGTTTCTCCAGCATCGTTTACAACCACAACTACACAAATTGGTAAAATTGAAAACGTTATATATAACATTACTCCTATCATTAATGAATATGTACGTAATGATATAGCACTTAAATTTACAGCAACTTTTGTCACTAATTCTACTGCTTGGACTTATACCACAGGCACTAACTCGGCTACTGCAACATTTAATCCTTGGGAAATTAATAATGTTAATGGTACCTACATTTCAACATTGACCATAGTAGCCAATAACATTACATCTACGCTGACCAATACAGCAATTGTTAATTTAAATCATACGTTGAATAAAAATCTTGCTACCTGGACTAGTCCTTTATCTGTGCATAATAGTGTCATAGGTATGAGTTACGATCTAGAAAATGGAAATCGTGTTCTTACCATAGGAGTGAGTATGGGAGGCAACGGTACTCCTATTGTTGAAAATGGATTTAATTATAGTTCTATATTAAATCTTGGAATAGGCACTGATGCATTACCTGATCCATACCCAACTTGGGCAAATGTGTGTAGGATTGAATTTACAGGTCTTGCTCAAACTTATTTGAGTAATAACCATATGGTTAAACGTACACTAACCAAAGACTATATGAAATATTTTGGAGAATACGATGCATTGGGATCTATGTTTATTATCAAAGATGATGGATATGGATCGTTGACCATTGAGTTAAATCATCTAAGAGCACTCAGTGATGATCCGTATTTTAATGTTACATTACAAAATCTTACACGAGCATTTTATTATTACTCATCAGTGGACACAATTGGTAGAATTGCCATACAATCCGCAGAATATTCTAGTCCCATTGATGCCCTTACTACATATTTGTTCACTGGATTCAATTACAACAACAAAGATAAATTAGCCGTTGTTAATACTACCGTAGTTGAGCTACCGGTGGCTGATATTTAATTTGGTAAAATATCCATTGACACAGTTGGTAAATTCCAGTATAATTAACGCATTACAAACACTCTTTGAAAGAAAATATGAGTAATTGCGATAGCATTATCCGAGTTCTGGAAGATCATTCTAGCCGACTAGACAAAGAAGGCATCATTGATGCTGAAGCCAAAGATAACAATACTGAACTGTTTGAAGGCTTCCGTATGGCTTTGGACAATCTATATACATTTGGTGTAAAGAAAGTACCCACACACGGCGGCCCAGATGGACAAGGATTGCCCTGGGAGGCATTTAAAGAACTTGCCCATTTGCTGTACACACGCGAACTCACAGGGCACGACGCTCGTGATGCTATTGAACTAGCATTGAGCGCTAGCACACAGCAACAATGGAATGATTGGTATCGCCGTATCCTTATTAAAGATCTACGTTGCGGTGTCAGTGAAAAGACTGTAAACAAAGTACTCAAAGCATATACAACAATTAAGAGTGTACCTGTGTTTGAATGTATGTTAGCACATGATGGTGCTAATCACGAAAAGAAGATCTCAGGTAAGAAACTGCTAGAACCCAAACTAGATGGTGTACGTGTTATCACCGTAGTCAATGCCGAGAACCATACCTGTACAATGTATAGCCGCAATGGCAAAGAGTTGGAAAACTTTGGACATATCACTAGTGCCATTGAAGCCAATATTGGATTGTTTGATCGCAGTTTAATTCTAGATGGCGAAATGGTCAGTAGTAGTTTCCAAGCATTGATGAAACAAGTACATCGTAAAAGTGATGTACAAAGTGAAGATGCTCGACTAATGTTGTTTGACATCATTCCACTCAGCGAATTCCAACGTGGTGAAAGTGTGTTGGGTCAACGCCGCCGTAGTAATCTGCTACGCAGTATGAAAGCTGTGTTTGACAAGATTGGCAGCATCGACGTCATTCCACAGAAAGAAGTTGATCTGGACAGCTATGTTGGCGAATTAGAATTCAAACAATACAACAAAGACGCCATCGAAGCAGGATTTGAAGGTATTATGATTAAGAGTGTGGATGCGCCTTATGAGTGCAAACGCAGCGTTAGTTGGTTGAAGATGAAACCTTTTATTGAAGTAAGTTTGGAGATCACTGATGTTGAAGAAGGCACTGGTAAGAATCTGGGACGCTTGGGAGCTCTTGTTTGTTCCGGCGTCGACGATGGTAGGGACATACGAGTTAATGTTGGTAGCGGTCTTAGCGACGCTGATCGAACTGAGTTTTGGAATAACCGTGATAGTCTTAATCGCCAAATTGTTGAAGTAAGAGCAGATGCTGTTACACAAAATCAAGATGGTACTTATTCGTTGCGTTTCCCTCGCTTCCTCCGATTCCGTGGCTTTGCAGCTGGCGAAAAGATTTAATATGGAAAAAGAAACTGTTAAGGATATTATGTACGGTGGTATCAGCGAACTAATGAATAATAGAAAGTTCTATTACCGTAGTGAAGTTGGTCCCCGATATAGCAGTTGGACCGAAGAAGGTCAGGTAGCCTTAATGGAATATACATTTCAAATGGCTCAGCATATACATATCGCAGAAGATAAATCATTAGACAAGCGTGCCAAAGCATTGGTAATTAAAGGTTTAAAAGGAGAAGAAGTTTAATCGTGTCAAAAGAAGATTGCATTGAAATGTCGGGAAAAATTGAAGAAGTACTACCCGGTGCTATGTTTAGAGTTAGGCTAGATGATAACAATAATGTTATTCTAGGACATATTAGTGGTAAAATGCGTCAGAATAAGATTCAGGTATTATTAGGTGATAAAGTTCGAGTAGAAACAAGCGTCTATGATTTAACTAGAGGTAGAATCATATTTCGAGAAAGATAAAAAAATAGCACCCTAAGGTGCTATTCTTTATTCTAAGTATGCTGCCCAGCTAGGGTGGCGCAAATCAAACTTCATCTTCTTCCTCTTATCTACTAATTGGAAGTATGTAGGCTTGAATGGCTTAACCTGCGGTACAATACGCTTATCGTTGCCCTTGTTGGCATTACATTTTGCACAAGCACAGACACAGTTCTCATAGGTAGTCTTACCACCGTGGCTGGTTGGCAATACGTGATCCAATGTAGCAGTTTTGTTAGTTACATCGATACCGCAGTATTGGCACTTGAATAAGTCACGCAGGAATACATTCTGTTTGCTGAAACGCACACTAGTTTTCTTCTTTTGGTATTCCTTTAAGATCATAACAGCGGGAACTCGAGTTTCCCAAGTGGCGCTGTGTACAATCCAATCATCATACCATTCCAAAACCGTGGCCTTATCCGATACAAGGTATCGTATGGATTCTTCCCACGTAATTGTGCTCAGTGGAAGTACAGAGATTGGAGATGCGTCGGCATTAAGTATAAGTGTATGAGCCATGATACTAATATTTATTTGAATAAAATAGAGCTATAATTATAGCAGTATTACAGTAAATGAGCAACCTATATTTTGGTAATATCTATATCGCTATCCACAGGTAGTTTCCATAATTGTCTACGTTCCACACCCTTCTTCTGGGCAAATTGTTTTGGATTACAGTTAGCGCATACATGATAAAACCGGTCACTGATCCTACGACGATCCATACTTCCCCAATCTCTTTCAAACAAGGACTGGCAGCTATCGCATTGTAGTACAGCTACAGTTTTAGTTCTACTATAAGAGTGTGCATTTTTTAATTTGCTGACTTTAGTGTATTGAGTTTTAATTTTCTTTGTTTCGATGAACATGAATTATTTACATTCGGATTACAGAAATACAAACTAAATACCGTTATGACCCAATTGTTCGTCAATCTATCAGGAATTTAACATGTCTATTCAATATATCAATACAGGATCTGGAGCCAATGCCGGAGATGGTGATAGTCTAAGATCAGCGTTTATCAAAGTTAATAATAACTTTACTAAATTTGCTCATTTTGAAGATGTTACTATAGGATATACAGGTAGTAGAGGTGTTACCGGATACACTGGTAGTACTGGTGCATATGCTGCAATAGGATATACAGGTAGTGCAGGATTATTATTAACAGTAACAACTACCACATCATTTGCAGGTGTTCAAGGGCAAATATGGTTTAATCAAATTGATGGTCGTGCATATATTAGAGATCAGGGTGTTTGGTTTGATTTAAGTCCATCAGTGGCACCAGATCCTAGTACATACTTAGATAGATTAACCATTGACGGTACAACAATAACTCCAGTTGATTCTACATCAACTGTTAGAATGCAAAGCAATAGTAATACATGGATATTTGGCACAGATGGTAGACTAACATTGCCTAATGGTTCTACTATAGGCGATAGTGACGCAGTTTTTGGTGTTCCAATAACCACAGCCCGTGGCACCATATTCCTAGGCAACCAAGCAGAGTGCGGTAATGTAAATCATTTCCACATAATGAAGGCAGGTCAGCAGGATATTGAATTATTCTTAGGCGATGACAGTAACTATGTAAAACTTCCAAGCACTGGTGGAGTTGAGATTTCTTCGTCAGAGATTGGTGCCCAACATTATTGGAACTTTGGCACAGATGGTATTCTAAACTTCCCTAACAACAACGGACAGATAGGACAACTAACATCACCATACACAGGATTAGAATTCCGTACAGGATCAGGTGCTGATTGGATTGGCATAAGTTATGGTGAGATCAACGACAACAACACCAGTTACTTTTACTTTGACAAAGATGGTAGTGATTATACAACTGCCAATCATCGTGCCCATTTACAGATTAAGAGTCCGGAGCAGGCCTATGGCGCAAGCCACCTAGAATGGTTGTTCGATGCTGACGGTAATTTAACAATACCCCATGGTGGTA